CCTCTTCGCGCGCATCTGCAATTCAAAATATGGGTCTAAATTGTGGCTAGGCCACGAATCCCAAAAGCCAAAGCCAAGCTGGAAGCGCGCGACAAAATAAACGCAGGTCGCTTCAAGAACCGCAAAGAGCCTGTATCCGACGCAGAGCTTGGAGACCCGCCTGATTGGATGGGGGGCGAGCAGCGCCTAGCGTGGCGGACGTTCCAGAAAGAAATTCCGTGGCTCAACGCGTCACACCGCGGCGTAGTTGAGATCGCGACAATCATTCGAGCCAGGCTGATGGCCGGCGAGGAGTGCGGCGTTCAGGCTCTCAATCTGTTGCGGCAATGCCTTGGGTCGATGGGCGCGACGCCGTCCGATGCAAGCAAGGTAACGTTGCCAGACGATGACGAGGGCGAAGACGACATCCTCGACTGAGGCGCTGGACCGAGTCTCGGAATATGCACGGGCCGTTTTAGATGGACGTATTGTTGCTGGCCCTCATGTGCGAAATGCATGCCGCCGTCATTTCGACGATTTGGCCCGCGGTGCCGAGCGTGGAATATTTTGGGACGATGCTGCTGCCGTTCGCGTATTTCGATTCTTTGAAGAGAAGCTGAAGCTCAGCGAAGGCCAGTTCGATAACGCCCCGTTCAATCTCCAACCTATGCAGGAGTTCATCCTCGGCTCAGTATTTGGTTGGAAGCGGGCGGACGGCACCAGGCGATTTCGACGGGCGTACATCGAGGCGGGCAAGGGTTGCGGCAAGTCGCCGCTGGTAGGCGGCATCGGCCTTTATGGACTAATCGCCGATGCTGAGGCTGGCGCGCAGATTTATGCGGCTGCGGCTACCAAAGATCAGGCGGGCATTCTATTCCGCGATGCCTGCAAGATGGTTCGGCAGTCACCGGATCTTGCGCGTCGGGTGAAGTTTAGCGGCGGGTTTGCGCGGGAATACAATATCGCGCACCACAAGTCGCAATCGTTCTTCCGGCCCATGTCACGGGAGGCCGGCAAGACGGGCTCTGGGTTGCGGCCTCACTTTGCACTTTGCGATGAGGTACACGAGCACCCCGGCCCAGAGATCATGCGTATGCTGGAGGCGGGTTTCAAATTCCGCAGGCAGCCGCTCTTAGTGATGATTACCAACTCTGGCAGCGATCGGCTGTCGGTATGTTGGAAAGAGCATGAGATGGCCTGCAATGTTGCGGCAGGCACCCAGACGCCGGACGAGGTTTACGAGTACGTTGGCGAAACATGGGATGGATCAGACGAGTATTTCTCTTACGTCTGCGCGCTCGATAAGGACGACGACCCGCTAGAAGACCCATCGTGCTGGATTAAAACAAATCCACTGTTGGGTGTCACCGTCACCAAGGAATACATTGCGTCGCAGGTTGCGTTCGCAAAGAATTTTCCAAGTGATGCGCCTGGTGTGTTGAGGCTGTACTTCTGCGTTTGGACTGACGCTCATACGTCGTGGATGCCTCGTAAGACCGTCGAGTCCGTGATGACTGAATTCGATATTTCCGAGCACGAAGGCAAGTCTGTCTTTCTAGGCGTCGACCTTTCATCGCACAAAGATATGACCGCAGTGGCGTATGTGACGCCAACTGGGCACAAGGAGATTAAGCGGCCTGACGGCAGCGTGTTTATGGCGCCAACGTTCGATGCTTGGGTTGAGCCATTTACGCCAGCCGATACGTTGAAGCAGCGTGCGGCTGAGGATAAGGCGCCATATCTGCAGTGGGTGAAGGATGGATACCTGCACCCAATCCCCGGCGAACGCATCCGCTATGACTACGTTGCGTACGATGTGCAGCAGGCTGCGAAGCGGTTTGATATCAAGGCCGTAGCTTATGACAACTATGCCTTTGCCGAGTTCAAGGAAGAGTGCGGTAAACTCGGTTTGGAGTTGACTTACCGTGACCACCCCCAAGGTGGCTATCGCCGAAAGAATCCCAGCGAAGAGCTCGTTGAGAAGGCGAAAGCCGAAGGGCTGCCGGAGCCAGGTGGGCTGTGGATGCCGGGCTCCATCAGAGAACTAGAATCTCTGATTATCGACGGGCGAATTCGCCTACGTAGCAGCCCGGTTTTGATGACGGCGCTTATGGCGGCTTCGTTCAGCGTCCCTGATGCGTTGGGGAACAAGTACCTCGTTAAAGATAAGTCGCATAGGCGCATCGATGCCGCTGTTGCGCTCTGTATGGCGGTTGGAGCCGCTGTTGATGGCGCAGCGGATTCTGGCGGCGCAACTTCCCCATGGGATGACCCAAATTTTTCTCTCGTCAACCTCGGTGCATGATTGATGTGGCCTTTTAATGAGGCAAAAGCGGCTGCGCCAAGCGAGGTGAGAAGCATCGAAAACCCTACGATTCCGGTCAGTTCCGAGAATTTTCTGGCGTTTTTCGGTATTAACCACGCGAATTTGCCGCATGTCACGGTTGATAGTGCGCTTAGTGTGCCTGCTGTTGCTGCTGCGGTTGCTTTTCTGTCTCGTACCATGGCTGCTCTGCCACTTCATGCGTATCGAGATGCGAAGGATGGCCCAAAGAAGATCAGCGGCAAACTTGAGTCTGTTATCCATGACGCGCCGAACGACGAAATGGATAGCTTCAAGTTTCGTCAGTATTTCTGGCAGCAGGTGTTCACGGGCGGGCGCGGCTTAGCGTGGATTGAGCGTGCACCTCAGGGTGTTGAGGCCATTTGGCCGATGGACCCGTACAAGACGACCATCCGTCGTCAAGGCATGAAGCTGGTCTATAATTTCGACGGCAAGGATTATCCGTCTGAAGATATTATCGACCTCCCGTTTATGCTGCGGCCGTGCGGGGTCAGGCATTACGGACCGATCGTTCTGGCGTCCAAGGCTATCCAGCTCGCGCTGGCCATGAACGACTATGCCAGCAACTTCTTCGCTGGCGGTGGCGTTCCTCCGTTGGCTTTGGTTGGCCCGTTGCCTGCAGGGGCTGAAGCCGTCAAGCGCGCTCAAGCTGACATCAAGCGCGCCATCGATGCCGCCAAGTCAAGTAGCGAGGCTGTGTTTCCAGTTCCGGCTGGATATGAGTTGAAGCCGGTCGGCTTTGATCCCGCCAAAGGTCAGATGATCGATGCGCGGCGCTTCCAGGTTGAAGAAATCGCGCGGGCCTTTCAGATTCCTCCGGTGTTCTTGCAAGACCTGACACACGGCACATTTTCCAATTCGGAACAGCAGGATCTTTTCTTCGTCAAGCATCTCATTGGACAGTGGTCTGAGGCGTTTGAGGGTGAATTGAACCTGAAGCTGTTCGGCCGCGGCAATAACAGCCGTTACGTGGAGCATAACCTCGACGGTCTTCTGCGCGGTGATTTCGCGAGCCGAATGACTGGATACGCAACAGCCATCCAGAACGCTATTCGCACCCCAGATGAGGTGCGAGGGCTAGAAAACCTGCCTGCTAAAGGCGGGGCCGCAGACAAGCTTCTGGTCCAAGGCGCAACTGTGCCGTTAGGCACGCAGCCTGCGCTGGTGGCCAAGCCAGCAAACGACAACCAGCAATCCCCGGACGCGGGTGATGCTCCCAAGGAAGCAGCATGACTGAGATTGAGCGGCGTGGCGCGAGCCTCGGTGTTGAGGTTCGTGCGAATGGTGAGAAGCGCACCCTGACGGGATACGCCGCTGTGTTCAATTCCCCGAGTGACATCGGTGGCTACTTCACAGAGCAGATTGCGCCCGGTGCCTTTGACTCCGCGATGACTGCAGACGTTCGCGCACTGGTCGACCACGACTCGGGGCGTGTAATTGGTCGAACGAAGTCTGGCACGCTGCGACTGTCACAGGACAGCAAGGGGCTTAAGGTCGAGGTTGATGTCCCCGACACCAGCGACGGCAATGATCTTTGGACTCTTGTCGAGCGCGGGGACATCTCAGGCATGTCGTTTGGTTTCCGAGTAACCAAGCAGATGTGGGACGATACCGACCCTGAAAATCCCATGCGCACCATTCAGGCCGTTGACCTGTTCGAGGTTAGCGCAGTTGCTTTCCCCGCCTACGAGGACACCACTCTCGCCGCGCGATCCCTTGAGGCCGCGCGCAAGGAGGCTGAGACCGCAAAGGCGGATGCAGAGAAGCGCGCAGCAGATGCGGCCGCAGCCAAGCGCCGCATCGCCGAGCGTCGCGCAAAACAAGAACAGAGGTTTCGGGGCATCCGGCAGGACGCGCCCGTGTCACCCGGCGAGTAGGCCGGAGGGCGGACGCGACGAGCGCCCTGCCATTTCAACCCAACGCCGCTAAGCGGCAATTTCCTTTGAGGTTTATTTATATGCCCACACTGACTGAACTGCATGAGAAGCGCGGTGAGCTTGTTACTCAGGCGCAGGATGCGCTGAACGAGATCTCCCAAAGCACGGATGACGCTCGCCTCAACGAGTTGAATGAGCGCCATGATAAGATCATGGCCGAATTCGACAAGCTGGAGAAGACGATCGAGCGAACCAAGAAGCTGGCGGAGGTGCAGGCGCGCATTGCTGCTGAGGCTGAGGAGGCCCGCAAGGCCAAGCGCCCGATCGCTGGCAGCGAAGGTGAGGTTCGTGGCGCCGACGAGGGCCAGAAGCCTGAATATCGCCAGGTGTTCTACAAGTACCTCGCTCACGGCGCTTCGCTCGACGAGCTTTCGCAGGAGGAGCGCGCTGTCCTGAAGGAAGGTGTGCAGCTCGCCGCTGAGCAGCGTACGCAGATCTCAACACAGGGCACCTCGACAACTGCTGGCGGCTACACCGTCCCCGTCGAGCTGAGCAATCAGATTGTCAAGTCGATGAAGGCTTGGGGTCCGCTCTATGACGAGGACATCTGCACCGTCATCTCCACGTCGAATGGCGTTACCATCAAGATCCCGACCGTCAACGATACCTCTGTCACCGCCGTTCAGCACTCCGAAGGCACTGCGCTGACTGATGACGCCAGCAAGGACGTCACGTTCGGCCAGAAGTCGCTGGAGGCTTACGGTTACGACACCGAGTTCGTTAAGTTCTCGCTGGAACTGGCCCGCGATTCGATCCTGAACATGGAGTCGCTTCTTGGCCAGCTGCTCGGAGAGCGCCTTGGCCGCATTGCCAACCTCCAGCTCACCACTGGCGACGGCACCGGCGATCCGAACGGCATCGTGACTGCTGCCAGTTCGGGCAAGACAGCTGCGTCCGCCACCGCCGTCACCTACGATGAAATCATTGACCTCGTTCACTCGGTTGACCCGGCCTATCGCCAGTCCCCGAAGGTTCGGTTCATGTTCAACGACCTGACGCTGTCGGCTGTTCGCAAACTGAAGGACGGCGACGGCAAGTACATCTGGACCATGGGTGACGTGCGCGTCGGTGCTCCTGGCAGCCTGCTGGGCTACAACTACAGCATCAACCAGGCCATGGCCGGCATTGCCACCGGCAACAAGTCGATGCTGTTCGGTGACTTCGGCAAGTACTTCGTCCGCAAGGTCGGCTCACCGCTGATTGGCGTTCTGCGTGAGCGCTTCTGGCCGGATCTGGGCATCGCTGGCCTGATCTATCTGGACGGCGAGCTCGCTGACACCGCTGCCGTGAAGTATCTGGTTCAGGCGTAACGGAAACTGGCGGGGGCTCCGGTCCCCGCCATCCACTTCTCACATCCGGAGCGCTGACCAATGGCAGACAGCACTTACACTACTAAGATCCAGGATACTAACGGCGGCGATCAAATCACTGTCGCTGCTGGCGGCAAGATTGTCCATGAGGGGCAGACCGCCGTAACCCAGGCAACCAGCATCACCACTGGCGTTACCTGCAATGCGCTTAGCGGCGTGATTACGACTGCGTCGCAGACGGTCGCCGCTGGTGCAGAGGCGGATTTTGTGGTCACCAATAGCATGGTTGCAGCGACTGATGTTGTTGTCGCCTGCATCAAGACCCACACTTCTGCCGGAACGTTTGCAGTTTCTGTTGCTGCCGTTGCGGCTGGGCAGTTCACGTTGCGACTGACCAACCTGGACGCCGCCGCGGCAGGCAATAACGTGCTTGTTATCAACTTCTTCGTCATCAAGGCGACGGCGTAGTTGATGCTTATCCGCATGACAACGAGTATCGCCGGGGCTGGTTTTGTTTTGCACCCCGGCGACGAGCGAGAATTCCCAGACGCGGAAGCAGTGCGTCTGATCGCAGCCGAATACGCCGTGCCTGTTGTTAATGACGAGATTGAGCGTGCCGTTGTCGAGGAGCCGGCAATGGAAATCCGCAAGCGCGGTCGCCCCCGCAAGGCAGCATAATCCATGTGGTATCCGGCAAGCATCACCGTTGCTGCTGAAAGCGCCCCCGTTTCCCTCGACGAGGTAAAGCTGCGACTGCGCATTGATGCTGCGGACGACGCCGATGACATTGCGCTGATGATCGCTGGTGCGACGGGATACGCTGAGAAATACTGCAACACTCGTTTCGCTACGCAGACCATTGCCATCAAGTGTGATGGCTTTTCGGATTTCAGCTACTTTCCAGAGGCCCCACTTCAGTCTGTTGCCAGTATTGCTTACGTTGATACTGACGGCGCAACGCAGACATTGTCAAATGCGGTTTATGAGCCGCGCGGCGACGGCCTAGAGGCTTCAATTGCCTTGAAGTACAGCCAGCAGTGGCCATCAATCCAGACAGGGTCGCGTATTACTGTGACCGCCATTGTCGGATACGCCGCCGTTCCGGATGCCGTTAAAAACGCAATTCTGCTCATCATAGGCGGAATGTACGCGACCCGTGAGCCGGCAGATCTGGCGGCCGGTGCACGCGCAGTGCCTGGCGCCCTATGGGTAGCTGGCTGGTCCACCGTCGATAGTCTTCTTGCGAATTACCGCCGTGGTGCTTGAGGTGTGGACCGCCTGACTGCACTGGTTGCAATTGCACATCTTAAGCTGCGGTTGGAGATACTGCAGCGACACCCGGAAATATTAGGTACGGACATGGAAATCAGGCGTCCAATGGAATTGGCTGGTCTAAAGAGCCGGTTGGCGCGAGCGAAAAAGACGGAAGCCGATATCGCAGAGACCGGCAAGCGGTACGACGCGGTTCTTGATCAAATTGACGAGGCGCACGACGCAGCCAAATCTAACGTTGGCCACCTTGAGCAGTATGCGTCTGAACTGCGCGACACCATCGAGGGAATGGTTGCCGGAGATAATGGCGCCCCTACGGATGGGGACCAGGCTGGCCCCACTTCAGCATCGGCCGATAGACCCCCGTACATCAGCTAATCTAAGGATTTCTTGCAATGGCAGATATCGCGATCACAGCAGCAAATGTCATCGGTGATGGCGCGTCCCCTCGCGAAACCATGACGGCTGGCGCTGCTATCTCCGCCGGCCAGGCGGTCTATCTCGACACCTCCGTGAACAAGTACAAACTGTCTGACTCCAACCTGACTGGCGCTAAGACCTGCCGCGGTATCGCGCTAAATAGCGCAGCGGCCGGCCAGCCGCTTACCATCCAGAGGAGCGGCCCTGTTACGATCGGCGGCACGCTGGTTAAGGGAACGACCTATTGCCAGTCGACCACCGCTGGCGGCATTTGCCCCCAGGCGGATATTACCACTGGCGGAGACGTTGTGGTCCTCGGCATTGCTACCAGCACGACCGTGCTTCAGCTAAATATTCAGAACACGGGCGTTACTCTGTAACGCGCATGAAGGCCGGCTCACTCAACAAGCGCGCTACGTTCCAGTCTCTGGTCCCTACGCCAGACGGTGCTGGTGGAGCTACGCAGGCGTGGCTGGACTATGTTACGGTCTGGGCTCAACTGTTGCCAGAACGGGCGCGCGAGAAGATCCAGCAGGGACGGCTTGCGGACAATCAGGCCGGTGTATTGCGGGTGCGGTCCAGCACTGCGACCCGATTAGTGGATGATACATACCGTGTTATTGTCGACGGCATTACGTACGACGTGCGAGCACATATAAATCCAGACCAGGCAAACGATATGCTTGAGTTCGCGGTGGAAATGACTGGTGTATCACCCGCAACTGCAACGCCGTGACTACTTGCCTTCTGTCTTCTTAAATCTTTGCAGGATGTAGTTTTCTGGGGCGTTGGTCTGGCGGGCAAGCATTAGTTTGGCAAGCGCATCAAAGCAAGCCAGCCTCTCGGCGTCAGCTTTGATCCCGGCGCAGGTGAAGACATCTGCCTCATTGGATGCGCGCGCAGGCACAGCGGATAATGCAAAAGCTGCGACCAGGAACGCCATTTTCATATGAAAACCATCTCTATGAAGCGCGATTACACCTACCGTGCCACACCTCGTGTGCACGTGCAATATGTCGGTGGAGCACTTTATACGAGGGTGCCGGAAGCGGCTGTAAGGGCGATTCTCGCGGCCGATGCCGGCTCAATCGTGCCCGTGACCGAGCCGACTGAAAATGATTGACCCCTCGCTCCCACTGCAGACAGCCATATTCGAAGCGCTATCAGCCGTTGGGGCGCTTCCCGTGTCGGTAGGCGGTCGCGTTTATGACGCTCCTCCGCAGAATGCAGCCACGCCATATGTTTCGCTAGGCGATTGTCAGGTGCTTCCAGATAAGTCTGGCTGCATTGATGGCGCGGAATGCTATCCGGTCATCGACGTATGGTCGACTTACAACGGATACAAAGAGGCCAAAGAAATCGCGGCAGCCATCTTGGCTAAGCTCGATGACAAGCCAGAAAATCTCGTTGTATCTGGCTTCGATGTAATCGTGTTCGAATTGAACACGTACCAGCCGCTCCGCGATCCGGACGGCATTACCAGGCGGGTGTCCATCACCTTCCGCGCATTGCTAAGCCAAACGGCTTAACCACCACTGCCGCGCAACAGCGGCTTGCTATAGGGAAATTGTAGAATGGCACAGCCGACAGTCATTGCCGGTACGAAATTGTTGATTCTGGTTGGCGATGGCGGGTCGCCCGAGGTGTTTGCGCAGCCCTGCGGTCTAACGACAACTGGGTTTAACCTGACTGCCTCGACCAACACCACGCTCATTCCGGACTGTGACGATCCGGAGGCGCCGGCATGGGAAGCCAAGGACGTCAACTCGCTTGCTGCGCAGGTTTCGGGCTCCGGTGTTATGGCCGTCGAGTCTTTCTCGATCTGGAATGATTGGTTCCTCAGCGCTGGAGCGAAGAATGCACAGATCAAGCTCGATAATGCATCCCTAGGTCACTACGCAGGGTCGTTCATCCTGACCAGCTTCAAACTTACTGGTACTCGCGGCCAGAAAGTGACGGTCGACATCACGCTGGATAACGACCAGGCTGTGACATGGGTTGATGCGGCATAATTGTGAGCAACAATCAGAGCGTGCGAAAATTTCGAACTGATATGCTGGATTTCTGCAATAATCTCAGCAAGAACATGCACGCTTTGGTTTTGGCTCAAGCAGACGAGCTTATCGGGAACATGGGTAACGCTATTGAGCATAGCGTTACTGGAAGACTTAAGAAGTCTCTGCGGAAAAAGGACGTTACACAACGCTTCGGAAATTTTGAGCGTCCTTCGGTGCTTGTAATGGCTGGAGGCGCCACGACCACAAAGGGCGAAAAATCGGGGCCGCACGATTACTCGCTCGATGTAGAATTTGGAAACAGAAAACAAGCTGCAGAGCCTTTTTTCTATAACACTGCGCGGCTGTATCGACAGGGCGGTCTGGAGCAATTCAGAGAGACCATTGATGAGGCGGTAGAAGAAAACAATCGCGTGAGAGACAACCGCGCCAACAATTACAGCAATAGTGGCGTTACGGTCTCCCACGGTACGCGTGGTGGTGCAATCGTTATTCATAAGGGCAAACGATGAGCGCTGACGGCTCCATTGAATTGACGTGGGCCGACGCGCCACGCAGATTTAGAATTGCCATCGGGGAATTCCGCACCCTGCAAGAAAGCGTCAACGCGCGTAGGGTTGCTATTGATGCGCAGCCCATCGGCCCGTCAGCGCTTTTGCATTTGCTCCGAACCAACAATGCTTGGCCTGACGATGTGCGTGACGTCCTGAAGGCCGGGCTGATCGGGGGCGGCGAGAACTACCAAGCGGCTCAGCGCCTTTTGATGCGCAACTTCGACAACAAGCCGCTTCTTGAGCATACCAAGACAGCCTTCCTGATCTTGATGGCCGCCCTTGTTGGCGTGCCGGGCGACGAGGCTGGCTCAAAAAAAAAGATGGAGACGGAGCCGGAGACGACGGCCCAATTCCCTTCTCCGTCATCTACGGAAACGGAGCCGCGATAGGCTTCACGCCAGAGCAGGTTGACAAGTGTTCTTTCTGGCAAATGCGGGCGTGTGTTGCTGGCTACAATAAGGCCAACGGCGGGTCTGAAACTGTTCCTCCTCCGAGCGACGACGAGTTTGACGACATGATTGCGAGACTTGGTTAGTGGCAAACGATCTAGTCGTACAGCTTGGCGCGAAACTAGACCAATTCGCCAGCGACATGAATCAGGCTGGCGATATGGCGGATAGTGCCGTCAGCCGCATTGAGCAGTCGTTTGCAAACCTGAATCCTGGGCTCGGTGGCTTTGCGTCGCTTGGCGTAGCGGCTACCGGAGTTACTGGCCTAGTGGGCGGGCTTCTTGCCGCGCTTACCAAAGTCAATAGCGAGTTGGCCGACCTACAGAAGAACGCGGAGTTTACAGGCCTTACAGCAGAGCGATTCCAGCAGATCCAATTCGCGGCAGGGCAGGGCGGCGTTTCTTCTGAGGATTCCGTCAACGATCTTCGCAAGGTCGCTTCGTTGTTAGCCGACGCCAAGGAAAACGAGAACTCACTCACCCGGCTACTTGACGCCAACAACATCAAGTACAAGGACCGCAACGGTCAAATTATCGGCCTAAACCAGCTTCTGACTATTGCCGGTGGTCTGATCAACAAGTTTGATACGTTGCCAGAGAAGACCAAGGCCGCGCAGATGCTTGGCCTTTCTCAAAATTGGGTCGAGGCCTTGCGCAATGGCAGCAAGTCATTCGAGGATATTGCGCAGAGCGCTAATGCGGCTGGCGCCGTGATCGATGGCGCTACCGTTGCCAAGGCTGCGGCCTTTGATCGGGCGTGGAAGCAATCTTCAGCGACACTGGCCGCACAATTCAAGTCTGTGACGGCTGATATTGCTGGCTGGCTTGATCACTTGATTGAAAAAGCCAACGATCTTGTAAGGACAGCGCTGGCATCCGAGAACGTCGAGTCTGGCAGTGGCGAGAAGAAATTTAACGCCTATGCCGATGCTCTCGACATTTTGCGCAAGGACTCACAGGGCGCAACGCAAGACGTCGAGCAGCTTACGCGCGTTATTGAGCGCATGCAGGCGTCGGGCAAGGGCGACCCGGAAATCGTTGCTGGTCTGGAACTAATCCGCGCCAAAGCGCAACTTGCCGCGCAGATGCTTCAGGCTGCTGCGGAACAGCAGTCGAAGGTTGAGTTTCCAAACGGCGTCCCAACTCCTCGATCTCGCCCGTCTGCCGCCAACAATGCGAACCCGAACGCAGCAAGGCTACCGCAGCGAGGCAAGGATGGCGCAGCAGACGCCTACGATCGCGCCACTGAGTCCATCATAAAGCACACGGCTAGGGCCGAAGCTGACGCCGAGACGGTTGGCAGGGGCTCCGCCGCCCAAGCCGAACTGCGGGCGCAGACTGAGTTGCTTGCTGCGGCTCAAAAGGCTGGGATTCCGATCACCGATAAGGTGCGCGATCAAATCCAAGATCTCGCGCAAGACGCCGGCCTTGCTGCTGATGCTCTTGCTAGGGCCAAGGTCGAGAGTGATATTTCTCGCGGTCGGCAAACCGCGTTTTTCACCCCACAAGATTTGGCTATCGCTAACCAGCTCAAGGACATTTTTGGCGACAATATACCGGCAGCGATGGCGTCTAGCGAGGCTGCTGCACTGCGCTTCAATTCCACCGTTAAGCAGCTTGCTGACCTAGGTCAGCAAATCAATAGCGGCTTTTTGGTTGATTTCGAAACCAAGATCCGTAACGGCGCATCAGCAATGGATGCTCTAAAGGAAGCCGGATTGAATGCACTGGGTAAGATCGCTGACAAATTGGCTTCTATGGCCGCTGACCAGCTTTGGTCGTCCGCATTCGGAGGGTCTGGTGGGTTTGGTCTTAGTAGCCTGTTTGGTGTCAGCGGTGGTAGCGGCGGCGGAGCGCTAAGTTTTGCTGGTGACCTCGGCGCCGGTACAGGCGGCATGGCGTTCCCCAAGTTTGCCTCCGGCA